CTGCATAGCTCGGGCAATGTCGGTTAGCTTGCCGACCACAATCGTGTCGGTGCGGAGAGAGCAATCTGGCAACCTGCATTGTCAATGTCGAGCCGCCTGACACAACGTGTCCCCGGCGGATCAGCTGCCAAACTGCGCGCGCGAGTGCCAGAGGATCAACCCCTGGGTGCCGCCAAAAGTGCCGATCCTCGACCTGAAGCAGGAGGTTGAGGTAACGGGGATCCACATCGTCGGGCAAGGTGGCAAGGCGCAGCATGCCGTCGCGCGTCGCGAAAACACGCAGAGGCTCCCCGTCGCGGCCAATATTTCGAGCGAAGCCTCGCGGCTGGCATCGATTGCGATGTCGCCGTCATCCGCCACGAAGATGTCGGAGGCGTTGACCAGCACGACGATGTTCATCGCCTTGGTGATGTAATCGCTGGCGATCACCGGCATGCCGTTGAGTGTGCCGCCGGTCATGGTCATGCCGTTGAACTCAGCCTGTCCCAGCGGGTTAGTCATCATCGCCAATGCCACCGCATTGTTCGATGACATGATCCAGACGCCGCTCGATACCGGATTATTAGCCGCGGAGAATTTGGCATAGAGCGACCGGATGTCGAGCCGGATATCGTCGGCGGTGTCGCCCGACGACACCACCGTCGCGGCGCCGTTGGTGATCGAAGCCGGTGAGACGCCAGTGCTCGCCGTCTTCGCTGGATTGATGAAATCGATATCCAGCCGTTCCCGCAACGCCGCCGCCAGACTGTCGCGAACGATAAGGTCCGACTTCGGATTGCTGAAGCGGATCGACTCGTCCGTCAGGGCACAGATATTGGCGACCTTGAGCGGGGGTAGCGTCGCGCGTGCGAAGTTAAGCGAGGTTAAGGGCTTGGCTTTCCCCTCGCCGACCCAGTAGCCGGCACCGCCGCCAGTCTGCGTGATCAGCGGCGTATTGAACGGCACTGATCGCAATGCCGGGACGCCGCCAACGCCGAAGCGGCCGAGGATGGTCATCGGCCGCAGATATTCCAAGAAAGCGGCAGCCGCCGCAGTGTCAACAACAGCCAAATTGGCTGCCCAGTTACCTGTGATCGTCGAGCCGGCCGGCACCGCCGTTTTGAACTCGCCAACGACGTCGCTGTCGGGACCGTACATTTCCGCAGCGATATCGGCTGCGGGACGAAACACCTTCTGCGACAGCGCCATGCACTTGACCTTCTGAGCAAAGAGTTGTCCCGGCTCCAGCCTCGGCTGCGGCTTGACGACGATCGAGCCGCCGCGCTGTACCGTGCCTTCGTGCGCCGTGTCGGCCTTGACCACCGGCTTGGCCGCATACGCCCTGGCCCGCTCGACCGCACGCAGCCGCACCAGGTCCTTGTCGATGGCCGAAACCTCGGATTCGAGATTGTCAAACTCGTCCTGCTCGGCCACGTCCGAGGTGCGATCCTCGTCGAGGCTCTTTTGCATCACCGCTTCCATGCGCGTGGCACTGGCCGCACGCTTGTTTTCCAGCGCGGTAATCTGCTCTGCTATCGTTTTCATTTGGGTGCCCTCCTGGGCTTTGAGTTTCAATGAGCCGGAGGCGCCCGGTGGGTCCAGTAGTCGGACGACACCGCGAGCTTTTGGGCCTGACGCGGCCCGCTGCGCAGTGTCGATCGATTTCACGGTGGCGATGGTGCATTCACTGTTGGCCGGAATGGTCACCGCCGACAGCTCCAGGAAATCCCATTTGATGAAACGGATTCCCTTGGTCTCCTTGATGAATTCATGCTCGATTGGCTTGAAGCCGATCGAGAGGCCAGGAACGAGGCCGGCCTTGATCAACGACCAGGCGCGGTCGATCTCGGCCGTCACACCCTTGGCGATCCTGGCGACAATCTCGATGCCGGCCTTGCCGACCTTGGCATGCGTGACATGACCGATCGGCTGGCTCGAATCGTGCTGCCACAGCAGCGGCAGAGGCAGCTTGAACTGCGCCCCGGTCGGCTCGACAACATCCTGCAAGCGATCCGGCGTCGGCGTCGAGGCCATGCCGGTGATCTCGCGCGCGTCTTCGTCCACCCGCTTGATCTCAAGCAGGCTGTAGGCCCGGTTCAACATGGGGGTGATCCTCAGGCGAAAAACAATTGATATTCCGGCTTCTTCACCGGCACCGGGTTCAGTGCCATCAGCGCCGCGGCGTTGAACAGCGCCATCAGCGGGTCAATCTTGCCAAAGCCGCTATCGTCTCTTGCGACCCGCATCCCGGTCGGCGTCGGTACAATCCGCGCATTGCCGGCGCACCAGGCCATTAGCGCCGAGCCGTTGTGCTTGAACGAGCCGTCGACCAGCTTGCGCTCGACGGTCTTGATGGCGCCCATCAGCGAGATGCCCTGCCGCACGCCGGCGAGCAGGTTGTTCTCCTGCGTGACGCCTATCCTGGCCAGCGCATCGACGATGCCGCCGATCCCGATTGCGTCCACGCCGACCCCGGCGAGCTTCTTGGTCGCCTTAACTTTCTCCACGACATCGATGACGAACGAAATATCGTCCGGCAATTCCGCAACCACCGTCAGATCGCCGTCGGCCTGGAAGCGGTCGTAGAACCCTTGATTGGCCTTGCGCCGCTCAAGCCCCTCCGGGGAAATGAGAGCGTGCGTCCAGGCTAGGTGCGTCTTGGTGTCCTTCTCGCGGCCGAGCACAGCGATGCCCAAAAGATCGTCCAGCCCACCGCCATCAATCCCGACCACCACGGCCTCGGATCGCGCCAGCACATCATCCAGCGAAAGCCCCGCCTCGACGCCGCGGCTCCAGTAGTTGGCGCCGGCCCAGCCATCGGCCCGCAGGCTCATGCCGATCTGCACGTTAAAATGCTGGCTCGCAATCAGCGCCACCGCGGCAGGCCCGTCAGCCTCGGCCCGCATTACCTCGCGCGCTAGGAAGTCGGCGTTTGTCGAGCGCCCGAGGTTCGGATTGACCAGCGGCCACAACTCCGGATTTTTCCAGCCGTCGTCGCGGGTCATACTATCCGGCAGTTCGTACAGCACCGGCAATAGCGGTAGTCGGTGCTTGCCGTCGCGCACCGCTCTCGCCATCGCCAACTCCGAGGCGAACACCCCGACCGGCGGCTGCTTCGATTGCGTGGTCGTTTGAAATAGGAACCCGTCCGGCCGCTTGGTCAGTGCGCCGCGTAACTCGATGAACACTTCGGCGGCGTTGTTCTTCCTGGCAAACTGATGGGTCTCGTCGATCATGGTCCCGGTCGCCTTGCTTCCGGTGATCGTGTCGGTGTCGGCTGCCTTGATCTGCAACGTCGCGCCGCTAACCCGGTGCGTGATCTTCTTGAGGTGATCCTGCACCTGGAACAGTTTGGTTAGCTCAGGGTCGAGCCGGATCGTGCCCTTGGCTTGCTTGTAGGCGATCGACGCAATCTCGATGGTGGGCGCGATGAAAAGATATTCCGATTCGGGTCTTCGATTGACAATCAGCGCTGTCAACATCACCGCGCCGCCGTTGGACGATTTGCTGTTGCCTTTCGGAATTAGCTGGAAGACTTCCGAAATGTGCCGGACATTGGTCGCCGGGTCGTACGACCCGAACAGCGCCGCCACGATCGGGAAGAACCACGGGCCACAGACCTCGCCCAGCGTCGGCGTGCCGATCACATCCGGCAGCCGCAGCCGCTTGAATACCCGCAGCGCCCTGGCTGCCTCGGCCTCGAACAACGGTAATTCCGGAACCAGCGAGCAGCCGGAAAGGATGCGGGATTCCCAGCCCCGGCAGGAGGTGTCCCAGGATGTCGTGAGCATCAGTTAACTTGCCCAACCCCCAAATCGTCGGCCCATTCGGTCGCCGTGCCGCCCGCCGTGGCCGCCGCCGTCTGCAACTGTTCCTTCTTGCCCGGCCCCTGGTCTTCCCAAGGTCGCGGTTCGACCCAGTTGGCCCGGACCTTGAGCCAGAAAATACAGGCGGTCACGGAGCCCTGGCCGTTGCCCATCGCCTTCTGGTACAGGCTCTGCGCAACCATCGAATTCGCCTTGATGTGGCCGGTTGCCAGTTCCTCGGAATACCACTTGCGCAGGGTCATCCGCGCGATGCCGAGCACCCGCGCAATATCGTCTTCCGGAATGCCATGCCCCGACATCGACTCGACGGTCTTGCGGTCCTTCTCGGTCGGTTCGTGTTTGTTGTATTGAGCCATTAAGCCTCCCGCGGCATGCGTGCCGGCCGACACTCGCACAGCCAGATCGCCAGCACCGACCAAACGCCGTGCGTCGGCCCGAGTTCACCGACAATCATCCAGCCCATCCGAAGATAATCCTCGGCGCGGACAATTCGCGCATAGCAATAGTCGGCATCACGCGGCAGCTTCATGTGCTGGCATCCGTTCCGCCTTCTCGCCAGTGAAGTTCTGCCAGCGCTCAATGGTGACGTCGCAATAGGCCGGATCAATCTCCAGCGCATGGCAGGCGCGGCCGGTCATCTCGGCGGCGATGATGGTGGTGCCGGAGCCGACGAACGGGTCGTAGACCGCCTGGCCCGGCGAGGAGTTGTTTTCGATCGGCCGGCGCATGCACTCGACAGGTTTCTGGGTCGAGTGGCCGGTTTCGGATTTCTGGTGGCTAATCTGCCAGAGTGTTGTTTGAGACCGATCGCCGGACCAGCCGTGTTTCTTTCCCTTGCGGACTGCGTACCAGCACGGCTCGTGCTGCCAATGGTAGTGGCCGCGGCTCAACGCAAACCGATCCTTCGCCCATATAACCTGCGAGCGAATGTCAAAGCCTACTGCGGTCAATGAATCCTGCACCGTGCTGGCATAACGACCGGCGTGCCAGACGTAGGCGACCGAGCCCGGGAATAGCGCCCAGGCTTCGCGCCAGTCGGCTCGGGTGTCGTTGGCGACTTTGCCCAGCCGTTGCTTGTTCTGATTGATCCCCGCCGTGGCACGCCAAGTTGGATCATACTCAACTCCGTAGGGCGGATCGGTGACCATCAGG